CAGTCGCTAAGCGTCCTTATGTTTCTTGTGGAAACAGGGGGACGTTCCTAGTAACACTTGGTTTGACCGTCTTTCTCATTAGTAGCTGGCCGTCAGAGGTAAACTCTGACGTGACTAACTCCGACGGGGATTCGCGGTTCTCACTGGTGCTTAACCAATGGAGGTACGCTCCCAAGCTATACGTTCTCTCGTCGCGCTCAGCTCGCAATTGCTTGCGATACATGCGCGCTATCGGTAACCGACCCGGTGCGACAAGATTGTGCCGCACCGTTAAGTCCCAACCACCCCACAAGGGTTTCGGGACGAGCTCCTGGGCAAATAACTCCCAGAGAGCGAAGTAGCTAGGATCGCAGATCCCGCTTGCTTCATGACACCAACCCCTAAACGAATTCAGGAGAAGACACCAGTCAGTTACGTCCTCGGGGACTTTCTTAACGTAGAATGGCGTCACGTCTCTTCCGTTGAACCAGTGTTTACCACATGATTCTCGGAAACCACCCGACCAGAACGACTTCTTGGTGTTAACCTTGAAACCGCAAAAGTCTAAAGTGGAGACGAGTGCCTCACACGCTTCGGAAGGACATATTATGTCATCCCCGTAGACAGAGATACTCCCTTTAATGCGAAGAATGCGGCACACGGCACGAGTCAGGGCCCAGAATATTAAGGACTCAAGCTCGAACGTGTATCCGTTTCCCATAGACGAGAACATGACATTGTCATGTGCGACGCCGTCGATCATCGTAACAGGTGACCGTAAGGCGTCCATCAGATGGAACCATTCATCTGGAACTAGTCTCAACACTAACTGCCTCGTAATTGAATCTGAGGCGCTAGAGAGGTCAATAGTAGCAAGGTTTCCCGTTGCACTACCTTCCTTAGCCAAACGCTGATTACGCGTCTGGTCATTAAGATTTATCCCAACGCGCTTGAGCTTCCTGCGAATATAATCGCCGACCGCTTTCTGCGCATACATATTGTATTCGGGCTCCTTTGCGGCGCACCGATCAATAGAGGAGTTTTTCGGAACAGTAAACATAACGTTACCTTCGACGAGGTCAAACTCGCGTGGGGCCCACACGTCTGAAATAGTTAGACGCAGGAACGGCCAAATGGCCGCTTCAGTTATGTTGGATCCCTGTTGGTACTTTCGGGCGATAGCTCCGGGACCACGACGCACCTTCGTTGATGCGCCTCCAGAGAACGAGCCTTTCAACTCGCTCCACGGAATGGCGTTCCCAATGGTTTGACGGATAAAATACCCCGCCAAATCTAGCACTTCATCACACCCAACCGGAAAGGTTCCATCTTGTAGAAATAAGATGTCTTCTGTTCCATCGGCATGCATCAGTCGTACTGACGTGTCCATGTTACGTACCTCACACTCCAGCCACTTATTAATGGCTTTGGTGCGACGCTCCTCTGGCGACAGAGAGTGCTCAGGATCGAGTAGCTTCGATTCAAGTTCTTCAGCCAAATAATTGGCTTTGAACGAGGGATCGCTATCGAGAGCCTCAAACAGCATCTCTCGGAAATCGCTGTAAGCGTTTCGAGGGGTGGCAAAAGCTAATGCTTTCTTGCCGGAAGTTGCGGGCATAATTGTCCTCACTACTTAAGGTTTTAAAGTGGTTAATCTAAGGCGAAATTACCTTAGATAGGGCATGCCAAGCTTACGAGGCTCGACAACGACTCTAAGATGTGGATTACACACCCCGCGTCTGTCAGCAAAAGGATTCCGAAGAACCCAGTACCGACACCCAGAATACTAATGAGCACAAAAGTGCCCAATTAGTAAACACTCTCGAGTTTCACGAGAGCATCATTGGTGAGGACCTTCCCCGTGCCAAGAGCAGATGCCATCAGACCGATAGCATCGTTACGCTCCTGTTCGGTAGAACGCTCATCAAAGGTGGCATCGACGTTAACATACGCCGTGCGCACAACCACTGGTCGCGAGACACCATTAATGGTCTCTTCGACGACAACCGGCAGAATAAGCCGGACCTGTGCGTTGTAGCGGTTCGTACGTTTCTTTACAGAAACGGTAAGCCGCTTCTCCCCGATAGGGACACCACTGGTATTAACTACCGTGCCAACTCCATTCCCGTCGATATCTCGGGGAACAAAAGTCAAGTTGACTGGCGTGGCTTTGCGGTCCGTTAGGACTACGCTTTGGAGTTGAGGCATTAACCTCTCCTTTTGGAAGTTTCAATTAACGCGGCTGCATTTATGAGTCGCGTTGGGTTAGAGAAAGGAAGTCTGACGTACGGAAGGACGGTAGGCCAATCTTTATGAACGGTCCTACTAATTTTGGCAGCCTTGTGTTTCACGCGGCTGACTCCACTATTGTGCACGACATTCCCATATTGTGGAAGCCGTGTACGACGAATCTCCACTTCACCCCACGATCTCGTGGTGGTGTAGCCAGATTGATATTTGAGTCCAATGGGTGCCGACAAAGCGCCAAGCATCGTGCCTACTGGTAAAAACCAGTCTACAACGAAACTATAAGGTAGCGCAGCCCATGCCATGGAGGCAGGGTTTGTCAATCCAAGCTGCCCGAGTAGCGACAAGAAAGGGTCACTAACCGAGAAACTGAACTTCACCTCCACAGAACACTGAGCCTCATTCTTGAGGACCGTGTGATCTCCTTGTACTTCCCAAATAGGCATAACCAGTTGCTGGCCAAGCCTACGTGTCGAGTAAAGTTGGTGGGGGTTAGCGGTGGGATCAAGGATTACCTTGAGAGCCTCAAAACCACTGAATACGTCGTTGAGAAGTGGTAACCACCCGTACTGCAATGCCAGCCAGGCATTTGCAGCATCTTTAAACTTGGGCGGTTTTCTACGATCAATGCCTAGATATCTCATGGCAGCGTCGAAGTTTCCACGTTTGACGGAACGGAGGGCTCTAAGAACCCGTAAAGTCCCGTCAGCAACCATTAGAGCAGACTTATCGAGATCAACAAGTGTCTCGCTTAGATCTATCTTCTGGTCGGCTGCGCGTTGTCGTGCCTCAGCCTGGGCACGGTTTACCGTGTTTTGAATCACGGCCCGATTCGCCACCCCTACGGGGTGGTTTCCCCAAGAGCCTGTAAAGTATAACCTTTGCGGTTCGGGACTTACTCTGAACAATGGGTCCATTGCAAAATCCGTAAACACAAGCGGTGCTACGATGGTCTCAAAAGGGCGAATCCCTCGATGGTCGCTGATCTCCCGGTTCACACCGGAAGTGGAAGCTTCCACAAAGAGTGCTTCATAGGGGGTCTTCTTATATTGGCGATAGCCAATGACCCCTTTCTGCATATAAGCGCGTGACGTATACCCAGACAACATTTGTATGGGCGTAGTCATCACCGTTAGCGCGGCTTCTGCCTCTGCTAACGTTGCAAAGCGCTGGCTGGTCTTTCGACCGTTCGTCGTCAGGTGTTCAAACCTTTCGCCGTTGGCGGTCAGGCGCGTAGCATTCACGAACATAGATGTCTCCGTTGTCACGGAGCCATCCTCACCCGGATGGGTTAGACCCATTGACTCCGGCGGTTTCCCGCAAGGTTTCCCTCGGATAGATGCTAAAGAGAATCTCTTGATAGCACCGGTAAGACATACAACCGACCTGTGGTTAACAGGTGGACGCAAGTCCATGACGCCCTAAGGGGC